TGTAGTGTCAGAAAAATTACTCCAGCTTAATGTCATATTTGTTCCAATCTGAGCAGCTATCTCAGCATCAGTTTTAACATTAGTGTCCATAAATATTTCTGCCTCCTCTAGAGTGTCTGGTATGCTGTCTGGATCCATATCCAAAACAACCCCAGTTTTTTCTTTTAAAGACTTCAAAAGCTCTTTTGCCTCTACCTGCATCCTCATTTTATCCTTCTTCTTATTTTTTTCAGAAGACGACAACGGATCTATAGACTCTAAATTTGGGTATGGGTCTCTCGCTAAAGTTTTATTTACAACTATTTTTACAAACTTTGGGAGTATAGGAACTGGAGTATAATCTAAATTTAAAAGACTTCCGTCACCTTTATTTGGTGACAAAGAATTTAAAAGTTGTTTATATATCGTTGTGTCTTGAGTACCATTAGAATAATCCCTATTTCTCTCAAATAATTTATTCCTTCTAGCATATAGAGAAGATGATTCATTCATTTCACCCCATTGAGAATGAATAGCTTTTGCATACTGTAATCCATATGCGTCGGACTCCTTGGTTTGCTGGTCTGCTAATGGATCAGGAAATCCGTTCTTTTTATTTACTTTATCGTGTCCATACATATTATGCAAATATAGTGAATCAACCGATTACTTCATATGTCCTAAAGAACTTGCGTTCAGTAAAGTCTACTCTTGGTTTAGCCTTAACTTTTTGTGCTGCTAAAAGGGCTAATCCTGAACTAATAGTTAAGTCAAATTTTGTTCTTTTATCTATCTTAAATCCTATCCAATCTTCCATGGTTGCATTAAAATACATCTTACCCATACTTCCTGTATCATAGTTTATACCCACGTGTTCGTGTACGTAAGATTCAATAGCATGAGCGTGAGCTTGAATAACGTCCTGAGAGTTAGATGGTATACCCTTTGTCTTGACCTTAACTTTTGCGTTTGTTGTCTTTAGATGATCTGGGCGATCCATCAAGTAACCATCATAACCTCTTGATTCAAAGTATCTTGCTATACCGTACTTATTGTTCTCAATTAGTATGGGGTAACCATAGAAAAATGCACACATAAGTACATCTTCGTAGAATATTCTGGCAAGGTCTGGACGGGATGCATACTCCACAACAAACATATTGGATGGATTCTCCATATGAAATTTATTGTACATATGTAGCGCACCCTTAGAACCTCTACCGTCTACCGTAGCGTCAAGATCATAGCTATCAACACCACCACAGCCTCTATCTCCAAAAGGCGGTACCTTTTTACCTCTGTCTGTTTTTGTTATATTTCTCTGATCTTCTGGCGGCAACCATGCTATTTTAAATCTACCATTAACGTCTGGACTAAATACTGCTTCTTTATCTTTCTCTTTCCACACAAAATTACCCTTAACAACAGGATTAGGAAAGAGCTCATCATTGTGTTCTATTTGCTGGTATATCTTGCCTATGTTAAATAGACTACCTTCTATACTATCTCTAAAGGCTTCATCCTCTGTAAACGGGAACTGCCTAGTTACCTCATTAAGCTCTGACGGATCATGCTTTAAAGACTCTCTTTCGTTCTTAAGATATCTTTTAGAGCCTATAGTTATATCCTCACCATCTATACCCTCTACTGGAGATTCTGGAGTTTCTATAACTGGATTCCCATATATATCAAAAAACCCCTCAAGTGAATCTTGTGCTGGTATAAACAACCTATAGAGACCGCTTACGGTTCTACCATTCGCGTTCCTCGTCAAGGGGTTCGAGTCCGCCCATAGATCTTTGTATTCTTTTCCCCCTTTGTCCATCGGATTTACTGTGCTTCCCACGAGTGCCTTTCCCACGATTTTTCGCCCGACGATCAAACATGTCCTCTGAATCCTCCATGCGTCTCTTATGTCTGTAGGTCTTTCCCATTTTCCTGCTTCATCTAGATACAATAGGTGCAGCTTCTCACCATCGTATGCGTTGTTAGTTGTATTTTTCCAATTTATAACTGTATTAAGCGCTTCACCCATCTGAGATGTTTTGTTCTTTTTAGTGATACGCTTTGACGGCTCTCTAAAAGCTAGCTCCATACGTGGATTAGTTGTACCGTCTTGTATAGGTTTGAAGAAGAATGGATAGTTTCTAAACATATAGACCACCTTCTTCATGAAAATATTCTCCTGAGCATCCTTACCAGTTTTCGACTGTATACCCATAAGCTTGTCTTTAACCTGGGTTGCCTCGTCAACAAGTACAGCAGAGCATATATTAGTGTACCCAGAACGACGGCACTTAGTATAAAGCTGACCAATGCAACGTGGATCAGTTTCGCATGCAGCCATGTGTAGAAAGATTTCACGTTGAAAGTTAAGGAAATAAGGATGACCAATATCTAGCTTGGTCCACTGCAACATCATGTAATGCCTCCCCGTAATATATGTAGCTGTACCGTTGTTATAAAACCAAAAACCCTCACGCCTACGCCTAAACTCTTCCTCGATATATGGACGAAACCTCGCTCTGAACTCCCTTGGCATTTCCTCCCACTCATCCATAGATTTAATACGAGACAGTTCCTTCGGCATAGGTATCCTTCTCCACACTTGCATAGAGTCTGATTCTTTATATCCGAAAACTTCTTTCTTCGGCGGCCTTTTTGGAAGGCAAATGAGTAGCCCACCGAGTTCGATAATTTCACCCTCCGTACCGTTGGGGCAAATCTTGACAGCAGGGTCATCATATTCTTTTACATTTAATAGTACAGACATCAGTAACTGCTACCATTCCTATTCATTCTTCCAAGAGACGCTATTCCTGTCTTGGGGTTTGATAATTCCATGTATTTACCGCACGGACATTTAATGTCGTGTGTAGCTTTACCATCTATCATCCTAATAACGACACTAGAACACTCTAATTCATGCTCACCGCATTCGCACTTATACTCAGCCATTTTATTCAATTTATTTACGTTTAGATCCTTTTAGCCTAGACTTTTCGGCTATACCTCTATTTTTAGAAGCACTCATAACAGTAAGCTTATTACCTTTATGATGTATGTCTTTTCCGTCTCCTTTAGAGACTAAGCCGCCTTTTAAAAGTCTTCTTCTGTTTTTATTTCTTTTAACCCTCTCTTTCTTTTGTTCAGGAGAAGATTGAAACTTTTTGTATTCTTTTTTATAATTTCTCTTTTTTAGGCGCATAGTACAAAGTTACTTAGAAAACCTTTCCGCAAATCCACCAGTATAATCCTTAGCTTTTTCTATCTCGCCACTTTCGCTAAGATCTTTAATCATCTGTTCTAATCTCTGCCTCTCAACAAGTAGCTCTTTACAATCTGTAGCTGTTTGTTTGATAGATTGTAACTCTGCTTTTCTAGCGCTACCGTTGATTTCAGGATCAACTGGTTTCTTGATTTCATCAATCATGTTATTAATAGCAATTTCCATGCTATTCATAAGCCTTTGTGCGGCTTCTGCTGTGGTAAATTTAGACTTCGACATACATTAAATCTTCTGCACGGGTACGGTAGTATTCCTGACCGTCTATGGTTAAACGATAATCTCTGTTCTGTTTGAATCCAACAATATCACCAGGTTCTAACCCCATCTCCTTACCTTCTTCACATAGATATGCAACCTCCCCCTTTGTTGGGAGTTTTTCACTGTTGTCTACTACCTCTATAATATCAGATTGAAGAGTCAACTCTTCTTGTTCTACAGGTTTTAACAAACACCATCCTGTAAGGCAACGTATCTTACCGTCTTTCTGGCTTTTATAAGCTATAGCCTGGTTACCTATAGCGAATTTGGGATCATACTTTACTATATAGGTATTGTCTTCTTCTGTAAATATCTGACCGTTGTTGTCTCCACCCATAACTACAAGGTGGTGAAAGTATAAAGTATCCCCCTCTTCAACGCCAGTGTCATATTTAAAAGGTACACATACAACAGGTCCTTCTGTGATGCGGTTCTCAAATTCATTGAACTTTGTATCCATATACAGTTCTAACCCACTGTCTGTAACTACCTTATCGTCAAACCTTTTTTCAAGCTTAACAACAAATAAATCAAATGTCTTCATGGTTAAAAGTTGCAATCAAACTCAAGCATACACGGCATACCGTCTATAGCCTTCCATAGTGTCTGTATGCTGTCTTCATCCTCCATGTAAACTAAGTATCTGTTTCTACCGTATTTAGCTAAATGACGATCATCCTGTACTATTGTGCTGACTTTGCCAGCTCCAGCTCTCATGCCTACATAGTAAGCCATAGCATCTTTAGGGTCTCTTCCGACCACAATTTTTCTAATAAGTCCTTCCATTTTATTTAATCTTCTAATTCTATACCTGTTCCGTCTAATAAGTCATCTATATCTTTGTAAC